CCCGATGCTCCAGAGTCATCTCCACAGATAATCTGTTTGAAAAACTTCGGTTTTTCAATAACCAGAGAAATTTGAGTAAGATCTTTAGCCAAAGATCTAGCTCGGTGGAAATGACTGTAAAGGCAAAGTAGGCACCACGAGTGGGGCTGTCCCATCTGGACAGACCTCCTCGTGTAGAAGGGAAATAAATCTTCAATCCTAATCTCTTCTTCCATATCGGATAGTTTCACTTTTTGCGGAAACCATACCGGTGGAAGAACCTTAGAATTCCGGAGTAAGAGATCTGATATCGGACGGATACATCTTCGTATCCATTCCGGTAAAGTCTCGAACTCCAGGAGTCCATCGATCAGACCGTCGCTAAGGGACTTAGCCTCCAAAATTGGAGTATTGTCCGTTGCTGCAGTCAGATCGGAGGAGTCAAATGGGGGGTCGGGACCGAGGACCCTATCGGGTCCTTTTCCCTTCCACCCCATAGTGGGGATTCGGCGATCACACTCAAGGATAGCCGTATAGATTCTTCGAAGAACATGGCCTAGATTAATGAGACATCCTTTGGATATCCCTATTATTCTAGCCTTTGCCCCATCGTCATCTACAGCGTCAACTCGAATTTCGAGTGAGTTGACTTCATCTATAGAGTATGATGGTGGTTCTTCAAAGAACCTAATCGGACTATCGCCAAAGAACGTTGGAAGAGGATCTCCTTCTATAAAGAAGGAAATCTCTCCGTCCTCTGAGCATTTTGCAAAAGAATGGTCTATCATGAGTCGATTTCTTCCCAGTAATACGAAAATAGCGTCTCCTTTCAGGAGACAATAACCTTCGTAACCCACCTTTTCTTCACAGTAAAGGAGGGCACTGGAATTTATCTTAAACTCTTGGCCACTTGAAGTATAGAAGACTTTATCTTCTATTTCTTCACGGAATCCGGGAAACCAATAAGCGGTTTCTCTAAATTCTTTCATGGCTTCTGAACCATATTTGATTCTTCCTTTTTTACTTCGAGAATACTCGAGAGTAGCGGAGGATGAGTCGGAGATATGTATATCTAAGTTATTTCTGATTCGTTTTTCAGAAAAACTTTTTACATATCCTTTTGCAAATTCTCTAGCCTGCTGATGGACTAAATCAGGAGGTTCTTTTGATTCCATAGTTCTTTCTCTGAACTTTAAAATCGATCGAATCTTAGATTCGAAAAGAGGGAAGCCCATTGCTCTTTTTCCTAAAGAAAAAGCCCAATTAGCCTCCTTTTTCCAACCCTCAACATCAGAAATACCATTTAGTATTTCCCATGAAGAGTTTCGGAAAAAATGAAAACCGATGAAGTTCCCATGTCTATCAAAACCAGGTGTCCCGGTTGGGATATCTGGTCTTGAGGACTGGGGGAGCGGGTCTCCGGACAAGTGCCGGGCCCATTCATACATCGCCTTCATTCTCTTTTCGGTCCACAAGAAACCCGAATTCCTTAAGGAATTCAGGAACCAGTAGGCCAGCCTAGATAGGGCCCTTGCGTCTTTTTCATTTTTTAAAAAGACTCTTACAGGCGCTACCAAAGCTAGGACGGATGTAAAGCTTTCCCAACGTTCGTTGGCAACCTTGATCATCCCTTTTG